AGATGATGAAGTAATTAGGGAATATAATAATACATTTGAAAAACCTATGTATCAGATATGTCTACAACAACGAATAGTTGAACATACTGACCAAGCTATTGTATTAAATGATGGTACAAATTTTCACTGGGAGAATAGTTATATAGATTTACCAGTTACCGGTAACATAACACCTGAACAATTAAATAAATTAACTTTATGGATTGATAACGTCGTAGGTGGTATTCAATCAAGATTAGATGTGGGATATGGTACTAATATCAAGCCCTATCAGCTAAAAGGGTATGATAGCACAACTACAGACGAGATTATCAAAGATATAAAGAGACTATATCACATGATATAAGAAAGGATTAAATTTATGCCAGCAGAATTAGCAACAATTTTATGGGGTGCCCTAGGCACAGTAGTCACAGCTTTTATCGGATGGTTAACCACAACCGGAGTCATTTGGTTAAATGGGAAGATTAAAGATGCAAAAATTGCAAGATGGTCTTCAGCTATTTATCAAATTGTTATGAGTGCAGTTCAAACTGTATTCCAAGAATTTGTTGACGTTATGAAGAAAGCAGGAACTTGGAATGAAGAAACCGCTAAAGAAGCTAAAGAGAGAGCTATGAAGATTATTATGGGTCAATTAACTCCAGAACTCAAGAAATTCATTGACGAGAACTTTGGTGATATGAAAGAGTACTTGATGAATTTAATTGAATCTGTAATTTATCAATTAAAAAGATAGTTGACAAATAATTAAAAATATTTTATACTTATAGAGCCTGATAGTTCAATAGACCTTAATGATATCAAAGGTTGTAGAATACTTCCCGGGATTTATAAGAAAGAGATGGGGTGGGAGTCCCTAAAGGCAACAAAATAAAAAATTTAAAAATGGTATTGACACAATTAAAAAATTGTGATACAATATATGTGTAAGAGATGAAACCTCTCCTTTGGTATCAGGACTAAGTGATAAGATACTTAAGACAGTTGGATAGACAACTAGTTGGGTCATATATCCTCGGGGGCAGAAGTCGAGTGGATATCTATAGCAGTTCATTGTCTATAGGAAATTGGAATGTAATTCCGACCGATATAGTGGTAAAGTTATGTTGGGGCTGTGAAATAAGACACAGTGATGATTCTAGAGAACTGAATCAGTCAAATAGGCTCAGAGAAATCTGAGTTATTTGTGCTATAAGGAGAATATATGGAAGAAGTAATTTATGTGGAGCTCTGTTTGAGAACCAACTTAAATGAAAGATGGCTTTACGGTGATATTAATTCTGAGAAAGCTGATGAACATTATCGTAATCACGTAGTGAATAATAAAGATGACTACGATTATTTTATACGACACAATGACCCTAGATTTTTAATAACAGCACCAACAGGTTATTCAAAAGAGCAAGCAGAAGAATACTGCAAGAAAGAATATTTAAGACGAGCTGAATCTTTAGCTGACTCGGATGCAGTCAACTATGATAGTGCTAAGAGATTTAATAAACCAGTTATAGGATTCAAGTCTGAAGAAAAATCAGACGATAGATATATAAAGATTAAATCATACTTAAGTCAAAATGGTTTAAGTACTGCTCAAGAATTAGTAGTTTACTGCCGTGATAAAGTTACAGGGGAACCTTTAATTATATCATACATGCTATGTAATAGAAACAAGGCAGAATCCTTTATTACAAGAGCTCACAGTGATTTACCAGAAGAAGAACAGCATGTGAATAATAGATATGGCGAGGTTGAGTTCGTGAATCAGTTTAATGAAGACGAAGTTAAACAGTTCCCATCATTTAATGAAGCAAAGAGATTCTTTGATAGTAATCCAAATTGTTTTTCTTGTAAAGAAATTAAATGGGGTAAGCCTGTAGAAGGCAGAGAATTACATAGAGATAAAAGAAAAGCAACAGCATCTGCATTAAATATGTCAGTTATTTCTAATATAGTAGAATTAAGCGATAATAGATTTAGTGAAGGAGATGCTAGAGATTTTATTAAATTATTCGGTGTAGACTTAATTAAATCATTAGAGACAGACAAGTTGCAACAATATATTAGTGAATATATAGAGTTGTATAGTGATGATTCATTATCCCCAGAAGATATTAAATCTCTTGTATTAAATGAATCACACCATATAAAAATAACAGAGGCTTTACTAACTGAAGCTAATAGACAACAACTTTTACAGAAATCACGTAAAGGTAAGAGTTATGCTCCAAGTAATCAATACAATGGTAGAAATAGATTTGAGAGAAGAACGAAGTCCTCTATCTCAGCTACTGTTAGAGATTATAACATGATTCAGATGGACCCATTGTTTAAGAGAGATATCTTAGAGTTTAAAATTCCAGTAATGGGCGAGACAGATGTTTATGTTGTAGATGTTAGAGTCGATGGTCTTTTAGCTGAGATTAGAAAACAATTAATGGCCAATAAAGGCACATTAGAATTTAAAGTTGTTCTTCAATCTCTTATGAAAGTTCTTAATATAGGTGATGTATATATTGGATGTAATTGCCCGGATGCTAGATATCGCCAAGCTTATTGGCAAACATCAAACGACTATAAAGCTGGTTATAAAGAAAGAAGACCAAGTAACATCACTAACCCACATGATGATTTAGGTGCTGGATGCAAACACGTATTGTTAATTCTTGCTAATTTAGACTGGGCAGTTAAAGTTGCATCAGTTATTAATAATTATATTAAATATTGTAAAGAACACTTACAAAGAAATTATGCTGATTATATTTTCCCGAAAATCTATGGTATGAAGTATGATAAAGCTGTACAACTTAATCTCTTCGACAATGGATTATTCCCAGAAGACCAGAAGACTATGAAAGCCGTTATCGACCAGGGATTCCGTGGTAAAGATGAGAAAGGTAAATTTGCCAAAGGTAACGAATACAGATTCCAAAAGAAGGAACCAGAACCAGAAGAACCTGAGGAAGAAAATCCTTTGGATTTAAAATTCCGTAATGAAGAGGAACCTGAGGAAGAAACCCCAGAAGAAGAAAGCTAAATTAATTGAGGAGTTTTTGTTATGAATTATTACAAAATGTTGAACGAAAGTTTCGAAAAAGTATTAAACGAAGCAAAACAAGATGAAATCAATTTCGCTAATGTTTTCGGAGCTGAAATGAAAGATAGATTTAAAGCTCAAAAACAGAGAATGAGCAGTCCTGAAAATGACTTCTATCACTGGATTAACTTAGCTAAAGATGATTTAGAAGGTACAATTGAAAAATTAGATAGTTTCTTATCTGGATTAGAGAATAGAAAAACTCGTAGCCAAAAATCAAAATTAGCTTCTGAAGGTGCTAGTGTTGTCTATGAAGATGATGATTGGATTGTTTTAAAGATTGATACATATGAAGCTGCACAAAAATATGGTGCAGGTACTACATGGTGCATTACAGGTAGATATCCAGGTCACGAAGGACGTGGTGAAAGTTACTTCAAGAGTTATAAAGAAAATAATGATTGGAATTACTATTTCTTCATTCAAAAGGATGGTAGAGATTTAGAAGGTCGTCAAGACAAATGGTGTCTTTGTTGGTCAGGTAATCTAGATGATGGGTATGAGGTATGGAATGCTGAAGACAATGAAATAGGTTATATTCCAGGAGCCCCTAAAATTGAAGGATTCCCAGAAGACCTTGATGTTGAGAAAGATAGATATGAAGATGACTATGAACATGATGAGGCTGAAGAACCAGCAGCTCCACGTGAACCAGACCCATCAGTCTTAATCGCTGTCGATAATCCAAATGCATATGAATTCCCAGCAGCCACTAAAGAAGAAGCTGCCAAAGCATTCAAGGATGATGGTGAAATTGTCGACACAATCAATGACACATTATATATTGTTAAATGGCACGAAGAGCCAGAAGCACCAGCTGAACCAGATGGCGATGCTGATGGTGATGGAGCTCCTGCAGAACCGGACACAGGTGATAGATATTCATTATTTGTCTTCTTCCCAGGAGAAGGTGGTGGTCCATTACTTGCACAAACAAACAACGGCTTCGCTCTCCAAGTATTTAAGAATGTAGATAAAGCAAGAGAATTTGCTCAAAGAATGGCCGGTGGACAATTCAATGATAACGGTATTCGTAATAATGGTCACGACATTGATGCTGAAGGAATGCCGGAGTGTTTGAAGGAAAACTTCTGGTACTACAACGATAATAGCTGGTATTACGATTTATAATTAGAACATAAATCATGCAAATGGCACCGAAAGGTGCCTTTACTTTTGGCTAAATTAAGTGAGAGATAATTTTAATTATGCAAGTAAAAGAAGATATTAGTATACAATCACCAGATACAGAGAATGGATATTTATTCTCTCAAGGTCATGATGACGAGACATATGTGTTAGGTCAGAAACAAAAACAGATGTTGTTAGATGCTGAGGCTCAATGTCCATATGATACTTTTCACTATTATTTTTTAAGAGATAGTTCGATGTCTGCTGATAGAGAAGTTTTAGAGGGAACAAGAGAATATGAGTGGAGAGTTAATTTCTATAATGGTAAATTAGTGATAGACTGTGGTGATATAACTTATACCAATGAAATTGATGACCAAGATTTATTAGATAAGATGCTAGCTTCAATGAAAGTTACAGAAGATATTCAAGCAGACACCTTCAATACCAATCCTTGTGCTGAATTAGCAGAAGCAATTGCTGATAAGATGGGGGATTGTAAAGTAGTTGAGAATGTAATTTATCAGCTTAACCATGACTTCGAGATATGGTCTGAGATTGACGACCTCGAATGGGAAGAGGTCGAGTATGGAATCTTCAATATCATTGAAGTAAAACCTAATATTATTAATGTGTATAATCCAAAAGCTTCTACTTGTGAAGAAGTCGATAATATAGGTGTGAAGCCACTAGAATACTTTGCCAGTACAGTACAGTTTACAGCTAAGTCAATTAAAGAGTTTATAGATAAGATAGATTTTGAATATGGCATAGAATGGTTCGATAATTATGATGCAGAACAAGAGTTTGCTGATACATATGAACCATTGTTAACTGGAGAACATAATGAAGAATAAAAGATTAAAATTACATGAAGACATAACTCCTGTTTCAGCTATCGATAAGAATGCTACTATCGAAGATATTTATGATGAGCTCGGTGAAGATTTATTTGATGATGCAAATATTGCATATTTAAAGGATAGTGGCTTGCTAGATGCTGATGGTTATCCTGTAAGTACATACGAAGGATGGGATGGCTCTATTCGTCATGGAAGGTATGATTGTGAAGATATTTACGACCAATTTGATGGTGCAATAGATAAACCATACATTCAAGAATTATTCATGAAAGAAATTCGTAAGGGTTTAGATTCTGATGAAGGTGGAATGTATTTTAATTATGATGAAGAAGACCTCCCTAATTTCAACGATTTAAGTGAAAAATTCATTAAAGGATGTTTTAATAGTGAAGTTTGGGAATTTTTCTGGGATAATTATGATATTAGTTTTAATGACTGTGGTCAGTATATAGATGATATTCCAGAAGAAGTTTTAGATAGGCTAGAGGAGATAGGTTTTCCAAGGGATATATTTAATCAATTATATCACGGTGAAGCAGATGATAATTCTAAATTAGCAAAGTATTATGATGACTTGGAATTAGCTCTTAGCCGTGCAGTTGAAGATGGATATGCTTCAGGTGCAGCTGCTGAATGTCAAAGAGATTTTGATACTGCGTGGGACGATTCTATCCCAGCTGAATGTGTATGGGAAGAGGGAGTCACCCCACCATCTCGTAAAATTAGAATTTCTGATACTTATTTACGTGAGCACTTAACTGAAATATGGGAATATTTTGATAGATATGCTGCAGCAGGTGAATGTGCCAGATTTTTCACTATTGAAGCCATTAATAATGAATTAACAAATAATTTCAGAGAACCATACTATGGCTGGAGTGATTTTGATGATGATGCATTTAAAGACTCTATTGAAGAAGGTATAAATGAAATTGATTTTGATGAGCCACAATCTGAAGAAGATTTATTGAAATTTAATGGCGAAAGTGGAGAGTATGAAGAGGAGTTAGAAGAAGATATTACTCCTATCTCACTTCCAGCTACAGCACCTAAAAAGCTATATTATAAATATAAAGAGTATACACCTGAGTTATCATCAAAAGCATATCAACTTGATTTAATGAGGGTCAATATGCTTTTGGACTGGGCAAAAGAGTATAATAAAGAATTGTATAAGGCAGTAAACACTAAAGTAGAAGATGATATTAGTGAAGTAGGCGAATATTTATCTGGTATTATCATCTCAGCAATTAAACCTAGTTATGCAGAGACATATTTCCCAGATGGTTATACTATTTGGAGTATGAATTTTATAGACTACAATGTTGAGTTCTTAGGTTCTATACCACAGTCTGTAGGTAAACAATTATTAAAAGGTGTACCAATTAATGAAGGTATTGAAGTGATTCCAGTACCAATGGATGAAGAACTATATAAGGGAATCCCTTTAGATGTTCCGGAAGATATATTGACAAAAGAGGATTACGAGGATAACAAATAACCGGAAACAACTTTTTTAAAAAGTTGTATAATATAAATAGCTAGGTGTAATAACATGAGCGGTGAAAAAGAATTAAATATTGATATAAATAACGAAATTTTACAGGAATTACATTCAGATGAAGAACGTAAGGCTGTTTTAGAAATACTTAAAGAGCTTGGTGAAAAGGGATATTCCGAAAAGCTTAATGAGATTAGATATGCTGACTATGAAGAAATTCCAGTAGACATTCATACTTTTTTACACGACCCAAATTATTTAGGTACTGCGTTAACTGACGAAGAAGGAAGATTTACATTATTTGAATACTGGGAAAATCTTTTTGATAAAATTTACACAGACAATATAACTCCTTCTACATTTAACATCTTAGCCTTGACCGGTGCCATTGGTCTTGGTAAATCTACTGAGGCAGTTGTATTAGGTATATATGAACTATATAGAATGTTATGTTTAAAGAATCCTTATACCCATTATGGATTAATGCCTACAGACTTAATTACATTTGCCGTTTTAAACATTACTATTGATGCAGCTGAAGGTGTTGCTTGGAATAAAATGCAAAGCTTGATACAAGCTAGTCCTTGGTTTTTGAATCATGGAACTATATCCAAAGGGATTAATCCTGAGTGGAGACCTCCTAAGGGTATTGAATTAATTTACGGTTCTCAACCAAGACACATTTTAGGTCGTGCTGTTTATTGGGCATTTTTAGACGAAGTTTCTTTCCAACCGAATAAAGATGTTAATGAACAGAAAAGAAAGGCCAAGGAGCTCGTTAATGCTGCTTTAAGACGTATGCAGTCTCGTTTCCAACATGGTGAAGAGAATCCTACTATCTTATGTATCGCCTCTTCTAAGAGAACAGACCAATCCTATATGGAGAGTTTTATTGAGGAGAAGAAGAAACAGGATAGTAAAAAGGTTTTAGTTGTCGATGAACCACAGTGGGTAGTTAGACCAGATAAGGTTTCTAAGAGATGGTTTAAAGTAGCTGTAGGTAATAAGTTCTTAGATTCTGAAGTATTACCTTTAGATGTTACTGATGAAGTTCTTGATTTGTATAGAAACAGAGGATATCGAATCTTAGATGTTCCATATGGTTATTATGAGGAATTTTTAGATGACGTTAATGATGCACTTAACGAAATTGCTGGTATATCAACTACAAGTTCTAATAGATATTTTAATGGTCCTAAATTGGCTAAGATTAAAACAAATACCTATCAGAATTTGTTTACCAAAGAAATTATTCAAGTAGGTGCAGATGAACCAACTCAATATTATGAGTTTATAGATTTAGATAGATTACAACCAGGTTTCAAAGAGAAGCCACTTTACATTCACATGGACTTATCTGAGAGCGGTGACAAAACTGGTATTGCTGGTGTCTGGGTAGTAGGTAAGAAACCACCAACAGAAGACCACCCAATATCAAAAGATTTATTCTATCGTCTAGCTTTCAGTGTGTCAGTTAAAGCACCTAAAGGCCATGATATAGATTTTGAAAAGAATAGAAACTTTATATATTGGTTAAAAGACCAAGGATTCAATATAAAGATGGTTACAACCGATACATTCCAATCATTTGATACTGGTCAAATGTTAAAGAAGAAAGGTTATAACTATGAAGAACTTTCCGTTGACGTAGTTAAGAAAGTAAATGATAGATATGTATGTATTCCATATCAAACTTTACGTACTGCTATATATGAAGAAAGATTGGAAATGTATGAGAATAGTTTCTTAACTGAAGAGCTACTAGGTCTTGAAAGAAATAATAGCTCAGGTAAAATTGACCACACACCTTCTGGAATCAACTCAAAGGATAGTGCCGATGCTGTGTGTGGTGCAGTATTTAAAGCCTCTGAGAATGCTGAAGAGTTTGCATACGAATTTGGCGAAACAGCTGAAACATTTATAGAGACTAATAAATCACAAAGTGACGAAGATATTAAGAAACAGATGATAATTGATTTCGAAGAAGAACTCAAGAAGAGTATGGGACCACAGTTCCGTCAACCACAAAATAAAAACAACGACCAAGGACAAGCTGTTGCTGCAGGCAATATGTTAATATGGTAGTTGGCTAAATTAAATGATATAATAGGAGAATACAGTATGCCAGAGTTGGATAATAAAGTAAAGCAAGATATTAAAAAGAAAAATCCTAATATCGGTACTAAAGTTAAAGCTGTAGCCAAACCTAAACCAGAAATTGGTACGGATACAGAAGAAAACTTTTTAACTACCATCATTAAGTCTGCTGTCAATTCAAATATTGATATTTCTAAATTAGAGGGATTCTCCACAGCCACTCAATCAAGAGAACAAATTTATCGTTTGATTGATACAATGTCTGAGGACCCAATTTTAGCTTCATATTTAAAAGTTATTGCATCTGATGCTGTTGAGACAAATGACAGCGGTCAAATTGTATGGTGCGAATCTGATGATGCTAAATGTGCTAAGTATGTCACATACTTGTTAGATGCTATCAATGTTGATAAGAATGCATATAGATGGATGCACTCATTAATTAAGTATGGTGATTTATATTTGAGAATGTATCGTGAATCAGACTATAAAGAAGCAGATGAGATTTTTAAATCCAAAGAATCTCAAATAGAAGATAAGACGAAATTAAATGAAGCAATTGATGGAAAAGAACCAAAAGTTGACTTGAAGGAAAATGTTAATGTCATTGTTCACGAGAAAGGTGACCACTACGTTAACTATGTTGAAATGGTTCCAAACCCAGGTGAAATGTTTGAATTAACAAGATTTGGTAAAACACAGGGATATATTCGTGCTCCAATTAATATTCAAACATCTAGAGCTACAGGAACTTATAATGCTCCATTCTTACTCTATAGAATGAAACAAAATGACGTTAATGTCTATGGTGCTATGGATTATGTCCATGCTTGCTTAGATGATAATTCAAGTCGTGTTCCAGAAGAAGTAAGTATCTTTACTACAGATGAAGATTATAAGAACGATTCTTCTGCTCATACATTTACAGTTAAACGTGGACAATCAGAGTTGGCTCCGGTATTTAAGATTTGGAGACAATTATCTTTATTGGAAAACTCTGCTATGTTAAACCGTATTACTAAATCATCTGTTGTTAGAACAATTGAAGTTGAAGTCGGTGACATGCCTAAAGAACAAATTGGTGGCCACTTACAAGCTGTTAAGTCATTGTTCGAACAGAAGTTAGCTATGCATGCAGATAAATCTATTCAAGAATATACAAACCCAGGACCAATTGAGAATGATGTCTATATTCCTGTTAGAGAAGGTAAAGGTCACATTACAGCTAATACAATTGGTGGCGACTTTGACCCAAAACAATTAACAGATATCAGTTACTTCCAAGACAAGTTATTCGGTGCCTTAGGTATCCCTAAAGCATTCTTCGGTGTCACAGATGATGGTGCTGGTTTCAATGGTGGTACATCATTAGCCATTCAATCATCTCGTTATGGTAAGTCAGTCAAGAGAATTCAAAATACATTTATTCAAATGATTACTGACTTAATCAATAATATGTTATTTGATAGAGGACTTCTCACATATATTAATAAGTTCACTATTAGAATGCAAACACCTGTTACCCAAGAAGAACTTGATAGAAGAGAGAATAAGAAGAACAGAATCGGTGTTATCGGTGACATCATGATGCAATTAACAGATGTTCAAGATGCAACTGTTAAATTAAAGATTCTCAAGACATTACTTGCTGATGCAGTGTCTGATGCAGATGTTATCGACTTATTACAGAAGTATATTGAGGATATCGAGGCGGGTAAAGAACCTAAACCAGAAGAAGGTGCAGGCGGTGGTCCAGAACCAAGTATGTCTTCTTCAAGTAGTTCCAGCCCAGAACCAATGCCTTCATTACCAGGCGGAGGCTCTGAAGAACCAGAAGAAGAACTCCCAGAACCAGAAGAAGGCGGGGAAGAAACTCCAGCCCCAGAGGGAGATTCATACTTACCAAGTTTCCAAGAACTTGGAGTATCCGATGGAACAGATAATTCACAATTCTAATTTATAAATTGAAAGGATATTGAGCGATGCTTAAAAAGAATGATTTAATTCTATTATTAACACAATTACAAGCTACAGGCGAGGATGTCACTGCACAATTACGTGCAGTGGCTAAATCATCTGATATTCCACTTGATGTTGTTAAATTTATTAACGATAAAAGACAGCTAGACGTAACAGGTTTCTATGAACAATTGAGAAAGAGCTACAATAATAAAAGAAGCTCTCTCTATATCAATCTAGTCAGAGAAGACATTGGAGAACCTGAAGAGGTCCTCATTACATTAGCTAGTTTGAACTTACAAATCTTATTATATGCAAAACATCTTGAAAATCCTCAGATGTTTTTATCACACTCTAGAGCAGAGGAAATTACCAGAGTATTGAATAATTACTACAGGACTTATGATTTAGTACCTGTAATGACATTAAGAAATTTAGTTCGTTCAGATTTAAAAGTATTTGAAAGTATTAAATAATATGGATTCTCTTGGTATTAGAGGGGTGAGGTGCCCATGTTGTGGTAGTACAGATATATGCGTGAGTGATTCCTACACTGTCATAGATGGCTCATCCCTATATAAAACAGAATCACGCCTAGATAGAAATGGTAAAAAATTTGATATTGCTTTTAGACCAGTCTATAATGGTAATAAGACACAATTTCAATGTAAGGATTGTGGCGTGAATTTTGAATATAAAATAAGGAATGATGAAGTGGAAACACTATCGGAGAATAATTAATGCTAAGAAAGTTGATATCAATAGTATCATATTTACCAGATGATGAGCTTGTCCGTACAGTAAGATTTAATAAATTAAAAACACTGTTGGGTAAATGTAACGAACTTTTTGATTTGCCTATATTTATTCTCATACAAAATTACAAACCAGAAGAAATCGCAGAATTACAGAAAATAAATAATGTATCATTATCTAGCAATTATGAGAGACTAGGTATTACAGGAGCTCGTAAGAAATTGAGAGAGACGACTTTAGCTATGGCCTTCGATTATTTTATTCTAATAGATGATGATGGTGACCTATATGGCACTAAAGACGGAGCTAAAAAATATTTATGCACAATTGATGAACATCCTGGTGGGTATGCTAATTTTAAGAACAGGCAGTTGAAGTTATTTGCAATAAGTAAAGAAGTTTATTCGCAAGTTGATTATTATGATATAAATCCAGAAGATGGTGTGGGATTTGAAGATACTATATTTATCGCTAAGTGTGATGATAAATTTCATGACAAAAGATTTTATTTCAATTATGATATAGATTTATATGACCGCTCACCTGGTGCCTGTGATTCTTGTTCTACTTGGTGGAAGCCAAATGTAAACATGGAGCCTATGCTTAAGAGGACTCGTGATTTAATTGATAGAAAGAAATATAGAGATATTGAAGGATAGTGTTTAGTATGACTAAAATTTATTATGCATTTCAATTAAATAATGATGACATTTTAAATAAGAGTAGCTCAGGTGGAGCTTTTTATGCATTAGCTAAGTACACTTTCGATAACAACGGTGTTGTATACGGGGCCGCTTGGTCTAAAACATTTGAGGAAGTTAATATAGAACGAGTTGATAAAATAACTTATTTAGATAAATTAATGACATCTAAATATGTTATATCTAATGCAAAACAATCATATGAGTTAATTAAAAATGATTTAGAAGAAGGTAAATTGGTTTTATATTCAGGACTTCCTTGTCAAATATTTGGATTGAAAACATTTCTCAATCAAGATTATGATAATTTAATTTGTGTTGAAATAGTTTGTCATGGTGTATTACCTAATAATATTTGGAAAGATTATATTGATAGCATTAAGAAACCTGGAACTAAAATAGTTTCGGTTAATATGAAAGATAAGCGACTTGGTTGGCAAGATTATGGAATATCTATTAAATATAATGATGGAACAGAGTTTTTTGAAAGCCACAAAAATAATAAATATATTAAAGCTTTCTTATGTGATAAATATTTAAATAAGTCTTGTTATAATTGTAAGTTTAAGAATGAGAATAGTAAGGCTGATATAACTATTGGTGATTTCTGGGGGTTAAATCCAAGTAATACTAGATTTAATAACCATAATAAGGGTGTCAGCGTTATAGCTATTAACACTGAGAAAGGCTTAAAAATATTCAATACTATTGATTGCATTAAATACCAAATAGATGCAAAGGTTGCAGCACTTAATAATGGCGGTATGAGCAATAAAATTAACACAGAGCCAGCAGAATATAATAAAGATATGTTTAAAAAAGAAATAGGCATTTTAACACTTAATTTCAATAATAATATAGGTGGTGTTTTGCAGGCCTGGTCTTTACAAAAGTTTTTAAGTGATAATAATTATAATTCAACCATATTACAATCTCATACTTATTCTGGTAACTTATCATTTGTAAAAAATAAAAAAGTTAAATATGAAGTTGTAACTGATTTTGATAAAATAGAACCTAAGTGTGATACTTTCATTGTCGGAAGTGACCAAGTTTGGAGACGTGAGTTTATAGAAGGAAAGTGGGAAGATTCATGGAAGTCTTGGAGACCTCTATTCTTAGACTTTGCTGAGAAATGGAATGTTAATAGAATAGCTTATGCTGCCTCTTGTGGAAATAACAAATTTGATTTTGGTGAAGATTTACCTAAAATTAAATCATTATTAGGTAAATTTAATCATTTAAGCACTAGGGAAATAGATTTCTCAAACACTATTTGTGAGCTTACTGATAAACAAGTTACTGTGACTTGCGACCCAACATTATTATTAGACAGAGAACAATACTTAAATATATGTAAAGATATAAAACAAAAATCAAGTGGCTTATTCTCTTATATTTTAGATAATAATGAGAAGAAGAAAAAAGCTAAAGATAAAATAATCAGTCAATTAAAATTAGCAGAGACAAAAATGTCAACCAATAGTGTCGAGGAATGGTTAGCCTGTTATAGAGATTGTTCCTGTGTCCTTACAGATTCTTATCACGGTGTTTTATTTGCTTTGATATTTAATAAACCATTTATATGTTTCAATAATGATGGAAGAGGAAGCAGTAGATTTAATACTTTAGTTGAGCTATTTCCAAAGATTAGCAACAGAATAATAAAAGACACTGATTCTATTAATTTACAATTAGAAAAAATGCTTCCAAATGTATATGGCTCCTCATTATGGGTATCATTAACCGGATATAGTAAGGAGTTCTTATTATCAAGTTTAAAAAATGAGGAAGATAATACTAAACAATTATCAAAAGTGTTTGGACTAGTTTCCTATATACCCGACACAGACCCAGCAAGAAAATTAAGAATTGAAAGATTAGATAGAGCTTTCAAACAAATAACGGATATTTTTCCTGATGCTAATTTTTTAGTAATTGCACAAAACTGGAAAAATTATGAAGTTCCAGAGTCTGTTAAAAATATAAATGTATTTAAATATGATAAGTTAGGTATTTTAGGAGCAAGAAAGAAGTTAAGAGAACATTTCTTACAATTAGGATATGATTATCTAATTATGTGTGATGATGATATCATACTAAAGACAGAACTTAAAAATGCAGGTGTAGATTTTATGATACAGATAGATAAGCACCCAGATGGGTTTATGTTTTTGCAGTATGATGCGGCCCAACTAAACTTATGTGCCATTAGCCGCTATGTATATGAACACGAGCCTATGGTTGATATAGACCCACAAAAAAATGAGGGGTACGAGGACACTATATTCTCTAGATTATTACATTATAAGTATAAGGACAGGGAGTTCTTCTCTATCCCAGGAATTAGATGCACCCAATTTTTGAACAAAGAAGAAAAAGCTCCATCTACTTGGGCTGCTACAAATAATCACGAACTTAACTGGAAGAGTGTTGTGTATCACGTAGAGAGATTTAAAAATGGGCAATATGAGATTGATAAAACTCTAGGAAAACACGCTAAGGATATTGAAAAAGTAAAAAAAGTATTTGCTAAGCTTCCTGAGAGGGTTATAGATAAAATAAAACCTAAATTAATGAAGAAATACAATATTAAAGAAGATGAGTTGAAATAAATTATTAAATGCTAAATTAAATGATAAATTACTATAGGAGTTTTACTATGAGATTAAGAGAAGAACTTGAGAAATTAAATGAACTCGATGATGACAAGATGTTCCCTAGTAGATTAGGTAGACATGAGGTCGCCACTCGTGATGATGATTTAAACGCAAAACTCTTGGCTAAAATTAATGTTATTGCTCAAGGTTTAGCAGATGCATTTAAAGATGAAGGTATTAATTTAGATGCACAATTAATCGTTGATGATATTAAGAGAGACTGTGGTTTGATGGGTGATGTTATCAGCACTGATGAATTAGATGTCGATAATAATCCATTTGATGCAGCTACAAAACAAATGCATGATATGGGTCCAGTTGACAGAAACCATGCTTGCCAAACATTATTAAATGTTCCACCACATGAATTTGTTTCAGTCATTATTAATGGTTTAAAGAGAGGAAGAGGTTTACTTCCAGGCGGAATGGAAAGAAGAGCTCTTCCAAACAGACAAATGCCAAGAAGAATTGGTGAAGCTAAAGAAAAAGACTACTCCTATATTGATGAATTAGTTAAGAAATATGCTGATAAGGTTGAAATCGATGAAGAGTTATTAGTCGAAAAGATTCAAGACTTGAAAGCTTATTTTAAGAAAAACTTAAAAGATAAATTCGAAGAGATGGGATTAAGTGAAAGAGAATTCATGAAGATTGCCGCTCTCGACCCAACATACAAGAGAGAAAACCCAAATATTGCCGGTGACTATATTGAATGGCTTTTAAGAATGATTACAAAGAAAGTCATGACCTACGATGAAATGATGCACATCGGTCAAGAATGGCACGACGTGTTACATATCTTCGATGATTACAAGAAGAGAAATAAACTTCCTGCTGATAGAAAAGACATCATGAGATTTAAGACATTTGATGAATTATTTTCATTCTTACAAAGTTTAGGTGGAGACATCACTATTGATGCAGATGATGGTACTTCATTCAAACATGCTATTCAGAATATTCGTGGTGCATTAGTCGCCATCTGTGGATTCAAAGAAGAAGAAATTCCATCTGAGATTCAAAACACAGAAGATGCATTAACATTCTGTGGTGAAGCTAATGGCTGGGAATTATATAGAATTAATAGTGTCTGGGGTGCTATGCTTGCTGACACATATGGTATTGATTGGGGTGCTGGTGCTACTTGGTGTACAGGTGGTCAGTACATGTATCAAGGTCAACCACGTAAAGGTAAAGAGTTATTAAATAGTGCTCAGACTCACTATGGTAACTATACAAGAAATCATACATTATTCTTCTTTGCTAATAAAGATAATAGTATTTTAAGACCAAAGAATAAAATTCAATTACAATTAGCTAATGATGGATACAAAGTAAGTAACGTCTTCCATGCTAACGATAACCCACTTAGACTTGATAATGAAGGTAAACTTAACTGGGGTGGTGGCTATGGCGGCTCTGCTTCTGGTGATTCTACAGTCTTATCTGCATTCATGAAAGATGAAGGATTAATTGAAATGGTTAAGAAATCTCCATTAGGTGGATGTGAATCTATTAGAGATGCTGAGACAGCTGAAAAATTAGCTAGAGGTGAACCATACGAATATGCCGGTGAAAAGATTAAAGATATCTTCAAACCAGATATTAAAGAAATCGTATTCAAAGAAGGTTACGACTATAAGATTAAATCTAGAAATAAAGAAGGCGAAACAATTGAGATTGTTGGTATTCAACCAGCTGCATTCGCTAACTGTACCAACCTCAAACTCATTACTTTACCAGTTTCAATCGTTCAAATCGGTATTGGTGCATTCAAGAACTGTAATGAGGTTAAGATTGTTATTCCTAGATTCCCAGACCGTGAATTCAAGTTCTATCCTTCTGAACAAGCCTACTTCGAAGAACACTTATTCTATGATGATGGACAACCAGTATTTGGCTCTAGGAAGAAAGAACCTGAGGAATCAGAAGAAAGCTCTGAAGGCGAAGAATAATAAAAATAAAGTGAAGTACAAAAACTTCACTTTTTAAGTGAGCTAAATTAAATGATTAGGAACGACTAGTATTTATTTTTACGTATAGGTGAGGATTAAGAATGTTAGAAACATTAAAACAAAATGAAGCCTTCGAATATAAAAAGCTATCTGCTGACGAAATGAAGTCTAAGGGTATATTGGGTAGACTCATTGGACCATGTGCTGATTTTATTAATCCTACACGTAATGGCAGAGGATACGGAGAGACCTTATGGGATAAAGTATTCGATGACCCAATCGTAAATGAAAAGATTGACAATAAATGTTTGTTTGGTGAATTTGGTCACCCAGCAGACAGAGATGAAGTTCTACCTGAGAAGATTGCTATCGCTCTTAATGAAAAACCAAAGAAGAATAGTGATGGCAAGTTAATGGCTTGCTTCGATATTCTTGATACTCCGAATGGTAGAATATTAAAGACTTTATGCGATTATGGTACTACAATTGGAATTAGTTCCCGTGGTACAGGCGAAGTAATCGGTGATGAGGTTGACCCTGATACATATACATTCGAATGTTTCGATGCAGTTATTGTTCCAGCAGTTAAAGAAGCTCGTATGGCATATGTTACAGAGGGATTAAATACAAAAGAATTTAATCTTAGAAAGGCCCTTCGTGAATCACTTGATAGTGCATCCGATGAGGATAGAAAAGTAATGGAACAAACATTAAACGAACTCGGCATTGATGTCGAAAATGAAACAGTTGTTAATCCTGAAGAGGATGAACATAAATCAGCAGAGAAAGAAGACTCTAATAAAACTACTGATAATTTAGATGAAGCCAAAGATAATGGGACTGATGAACTTATGGCAAGTTTACAAGAAGCATTAACTCAAAAGTCTGAATTAGAAGCACAAGTTAAAGACCTTCAAGAGAAGCTAGCAGTTAGCGATGCAAAGGCCAGTAAACTAGAAGAAGAGAACGGTAGTTATAAGACAACTACAGTTAAGATGTCTAAGCTTGTTGTTGAGAACAAAGATTTGATGAGTAAAGTTTCTACTTTAGAGGAAGAATTAGCTGCAAAAAATAAAGCCAATGAAGGCTTACAATCTCGTATTAGTAAATTAGTAGCAGATAAGAAAGCTGTCTCCGATGCTAAAGATTGCAATTTGACAGAATCTTTGTCTAAGAAAGATGCAGAGATTAAACTTCTCAATGAAAATTTTGAAGAGATTAAATCTGGATATGAAAAGACTATCTCAGAACTAAATGAAAGTATTGAGACTTTGAAAGCTGAATCCACTTCTAAAGAAGATGAATTCAAAACTGAATTAGCAAAAGAAACAAGACTCAAAGAGGGTTATAGAAAGCTTGCTCAATCTACAGTTAATCGCTACATTGAATCCAGAGCAATCATGCTCGGTGTTCAAGTCGAAGAGATTAAAGGTAAATTACCTAAAGACTATACCGTCGATGATATTGATTCAGTTTGCGAAAACTTACAATCATATCAAGTTAACATGAACAAGTTACCGTTCAATGTTGATAAGAAAGTAAAAGTAAAAGTTAGTAAATCTACAAACGAATCATTAAACCCAGATTCCGACATGGATGATGATATTGATGAATCATTATATAGATTAGCTGGCTTAATGTAATAATTTAATTAGAAAAAGGAATTAAAAATTTTATGGAAAAGAAAACTCTTATTGAACAATATGCTCCAAGAATTGAAATCTCCGAACAAGTCTATACAAAAGCTACAGGTTCCACATTAGATAACAACCGTAAAAGTGTTATCGCTATGGTCCTTGACAATGAGACAAAATTCTTAAACGAAGCATTCTCAAACAGTGTTGGTACACAAAGAGCTGACTTAGGTGCTTGGAAGAAATTCTGCTTAAACCTCACAACTGTTGCTCTCCCAACATTAATCGCTCACGATTTAGTTATCGTTAACCCAATGGCCTCCTTCAGTGGTTACATTACATATGTCCAATACACTGCTGGTACAAACAAAGGTCAAACAAAACAAGGTGATGTCTTCAATGACCCATTCCGTTTAGGTAAAGTCGATGTCAACTACACAGGTGCTGCTGTCGTTGAAAACGTTGATTTAGCTTCTGGTGAAGAATCTAAAGAAATCACATTAGCTTGGACACCAGTCATCAAAGATGCTTTCGGTGCAGGTAAAACTGTTAAATTCATCGCTTTAGATGGTACAGTTTCATTCTTAGAACCAGTTGATGGTAAAGTCACTGCTCCAGGTGCTGGTAAAATTGCTTACATGTATGATAATGAAAGAATTCCACAAAACGATTTACCAATCGTCAATGCTGAAATCAAATCATTACCATTAGTTGCTAAAGCAAGACGTGTTGCTGTTTACTACAGCCAAATCGCTGCTTTCCAAGCAAAACAAGACTATGGCTTCGACTTAGGCGACCAATTAGCTGAAAAAGCTTGCGGTCAATTAGCTTATGAAATCGATACCGAAATCACAGACCTCTTACTCGAGACTGCTGGTGAACCACTTGAAGAATTAACATTCAACAAAGAAGTTCCAACAGGTATTTCTAAAGCTCAACACTACGAAGGTTTCAGTGAAATCGTTGATGCTGCTGGTACAATTGTCTATCGTAGAACAAAGAGATTCTCTCCAAACTACATGCTCTGTGCCCGTGATGTCCTTCAAGTCCTCAACCTCGTTCCAGGCTTCAAAGCTGCTTCTAATGCACACATCAATGGTCCATACCTTGCTGGTACATTAAGTGGTCTTAAAGTCTTCGTCACTCCAAACATTGAAGATGGTCACTTCGCTATCGGTGTCAACGGTGATGACTTCATGTCCTCTGTTGCAGTATATGCACCATACATGGCTATCGTTCCAACACAATTATTAGGTTATGCTGATGGAGCTATGTCACAAGGCTTTAGTACGATGTACGCCCTCGAAGTCTTAAACAAAGACCTCATCGTTGCTGGTAAAATTGTTAAAGAAGCTAGAAGTATCAACGTCAACGTTGGTGACTAATCTTAGACAACTTATTAAGATAATAAAAGGTTCCTTCGGGAGCCTTTTTATTTGACATATTTATATTTGTGTGGTATAATTTATAAATCGGAGGTTATCCTATGGAAATTATTAAATATCCAAATCCAATACTTCGTGTAGAGTCTAAATCAGTTAGTTTACCTCTTTCAAAAGAAGATAAAGAACTCTTAGATGAGATGTTTAAATATGTTAAAGACCATTCTGATGAAGCAGTTGGTCTCTCTGCAGTTCAAGTAGGTTCTTTAAAAAGAATGTGTGCCATTCGTGCCAAAATTGGCACTAAGACTGGCACTAAGACAGTTGCTTATAAATTAGTCAACCCTAAGATTATGAGTCACTCATCAAAAATGATGTTTAATTCAGAGGGATGTTTATCTGTAGATGAACAACATGAGGAGAATATCGGAAGATATCAATCAGTTAAAGTTTGGGCTTATGATGCAATTACTAATAGTAATGTAGTAATAGATGCTAATGGATATCTTGCTATTATCCTCCAACATGAGATAGACCATATGAATGGTAAATTATATATTGACCACATTAAATAATAATGCTATAATATACACGAGGTCATAGATTATGGTAAAATTATTTCATAAAGATGTTTTTATCCCGGATGGGGTTGAGGCTGTTTGTCAGTCATTACAGAAAAGATTACTAAAGTATTTCTTTTCCAGACACTTTAGTGAACACTTAGACAATCAGTTAGTTGAAGACAGGAGTCACAGATACTTGCGAGATGTTGTAGTGGAGTGTGTTGAGTCACTAAAGAATATTCAACGTGATGTATTCGAAGTTGAATTGACCTATGACGGTACTGCTTGGACAGTGACAAAATACTGCTGCAGAATCCCTTATGATGATTCTCAAGACTTGGTAGTAGCTATTCGTCCGCAATACATAGGTAACAAAGTAGTTAACAATATGATTGTAACTGCCTGGATGAATTCACATACAGATAATCATTATACCTTAGATGGTACTAAATACTGTTCAAAGTATAGCTGGGACAATTTAGTAAACAGCCACTAAGTAGTGGCTTTTTACTTTGCTAAATTAAATGATAGTTTATGAAGAAAATTAACGAAGATATACAACAAGGAGAGTACTCTGCCGAATTACCAGAGGAAATATACGACTATATGTCTCAAGCGACATTAGATGGTGAACCTTTTTATATTATTTGGGATATAACGGCAATAGAAGATATTCTCGGAACCAAAGGTGATAGAGTTTCTACTGAGCAACTTTTGTCTGATACTCTAGGTAATAACTGGGGCTATGAGGATGACTGGAGAATGTGTGATAATTGTGGTAAGGCTTTATATTACTATAGTGGTGATTACTGGTTAGACTATAGTGATGGCACTACACTTTGTTCAGACTGTCTCCGTAACAACAGGCAATATCAAAAGTTTTATATTGACTTTCTAAAAAACAATGCAAATGAGTGTAATCAATTTTTGGAAGACTCTATATTAAGAGAACTTGGGTGGATTAAATTAGAAGGTACCTACGCAAATGATTACTATGGTAATAACGATAATCCAGAGAGAATAATGGATGAGTTAACAGAAAGGTACCCAAATATTAATTTTATATTCAGCAGTGAAAGATGTGGTCGGTGGGGTAACTGCTGGTCTGTATGGGCTGACCATGAATTACCTAATGACGAGGAGGAAGAATCCAGTGAAGAACAATAGAACAAATATATGGATGGATGTTGAGTTTACATATCCAGGAGAAGGCGGAGAAAAAGATATAACGCAAGTATATGTCCCATTTCCTATTTTAATTGAAGCAGTTCGTAAATTCTTCGATAGCCGTTTAATTAAGTTAGACGGTAAAGATAACGATATTTGGAATACATTTATTGACTTAGGTGTGAATATGGTCGACTTTGAAGATAATGATGAGCTCATGGATTACTGTAGAGAGATGTATAAGGGCAGTGAGTATGAGGAAGAAGACTTTGAAGACTGGAAAGATGATTATGAGATGTTACATAATCTCGGAGAGTACGCTGAGGATTAATCTATGAATAAAGTTAAAGTAAGAGGTACGAATACAGTTTTCGACGGTATGACAGGTATTGTCGAATCTGAAAATGATGATAAAGTAACTGTCATGCTTGATTTCGATGACAAGCATAAAGTTAGAAATACGTTTAAAAGAGATAATTTAGAAGAAGTCGTTGATGAAGATTTAGAGGTGTCTACAATCGACGTTACAGACGATGCTATTTTAGCTTTAGCTCAGGAATTAGATGTAGACCCAGGTTATATTGAAAGATATGATGAAGATGCTGATTCACGTTATTATTCCCATCTCTATGTTATTTTAGATGATGAACCTGACCACGGTGGTGAAGAGTGGCTAGTGTTTGATGATTATTCCGATGCAGAAGCTGAAGCTAAAGAGAGTATGGAAAGTTTAGTAGATGATGTCGGGCCAATTGAAGCTTTTGGTGAGGGCACTGTTTCTTATTATTTAGATGAAGACTGGTTCTACGACATGATGCGTGAGGATGTGGAATATTGGGTTGATGATATGTCTACTGATGACTTAATTGATAACATGGAAAGACTACATTTAATTAATGAGGATGAAGACAAAGTCCAAGACCCTGACTGGGAGCCTGACGAAGATACTCCTGCAGATGAACAAGAGCCTGATATGATATACCCGGAAGATTTAATTGAGAGTAAAAAAGACGAATTAATAGACGAAATATGTGCACATGATTACGATGGTGATGGTGTAGAGTGGTATAAAAGTATGTTCGGTGAGAGAGATTTAAGTGATTATGTTAAAGAGCACCCTGACTGTATCAATATGGATGCATTAATTGAAAATAATTTAGATGTTGCTAATGAGCTCAATAGATACGACGGTAGAGAAGAGTATATTCGTTTGGAAACAAATGATGGAACTAAAGAGTTCTGGGCATACAGACAAGACTAAACGGTTTAATAAACCGTTTTTTATTGCTAAATTAAATGTATGAATAAAAAAGTAAAAGAAGATTTAAACTTATCGCCTGTAGATGTACAGGATTACACACGTGGTTCTGATAAATACATGGCAGAAATTGAACAGTGGTTTAAGGACCACAGCGATGTAATTACTAGATACGAGTTCATTAATCCAATATACCCACTACGTAGCGACCCTATTTGGTATGACTGTCCATTAATTAGATTTATTTATAAGAATGCAATTGAGGTAGAGATATCCTGTTATCATGATGGTGCTCTATATACAGGTCCAGATGAGAATGATTTTATCAACTGTAATCGTGATGATTGCATATCTCAATTAGAAGAGTTAGGTATATTCGATGACGACACTCTTTATGATTATATCAGGGATATAGCGGATGCTTGGGATGATTTTCATGGTGAATTTTATTTTACCGTGACAAGTATTGGTGCACCTGGGCCTGGAGGAGACGCTTCAATTGAATCATATGAGCTTGGCTATGACTCATTTTATTCTTTAGCTGAATGCTTCCCATTAGACTGGGTAATAGAAAAAGATGGTCTAATTGATTCTTATATAGACGTTTTGGATACGGAGGCAGAAAAACGTTGGTTAGTTGAAAGAGGACTTCGTACAGCGAAAGACCTTGGAATAGAAGAATCAGTAACCGAAGATATCATTGTTTCAGAACCGACTGTCCCAAATTGGGAGGCTGGTCATGAAGAAGCCATTGCTAAGCTAAAAGCATTATTAGGTAGCTATGATGCTATTACTAGATATGAGATAAATGAGAAGACAATCTACCCACTTAGAGACCGACTTGAATGGTGGAGTGGAGATTGGATTTTAACCATAGTATATAAAGACATGCTTAAGTTTGATTTTTTTGCAAGCGGTGAAGTTGACATTCCAGTTGATGGTGATGACGAAGACTACATGTATGGAACACGAGATTTCGAACAACATGGTATTTACACCGATACTGAATTATATGACCACATGCGATGGTTAGAGGATGAGTGTAACGAATATTGTGATAATAACATGCCATATGGTAATTTCTATATGGAATTAACTGGTGAGTATGAGAATGAGTTCAACAGTGACCAGTTTGGACCATATAGTGATGGTTCTGTTTATGGATATGATATGGAATATGAGGATGTCTATTCTGTGTCAGAGATGATAGATGAAAGATGGTTAACTAATTTTATCGAGAATGATATTCCAGATATTATAAGTAAATATAACTTTAAGTCAAATGCTGAATTAGAAGCCGACAAAGATACAGATGAATCTGAAGAAGACAACTCAATACATGTTCGGGAAATTCGTGAGGATAATAAGTTAACTAAACAACAAGTATTAAACGATTTAATCGAAACTTTTAGCTATGTTAAAGTCAATAATTTAACAGATGCGGTATATGTGCTACCAAATGGTAATATACTAGATACCAAAGGTCCATATGAAAACTCTCAGCATGAAAATATTGCTAAATATATTGAAGAGAAGTATAATATAAAAGATAAGGCTGGTGAGTCAGGAAGTAAGTTCATGAACTCCATTGGAGCTGTTAGAGTAACTCCTTGGATTCCTGGAATTATAGTTCCTAGTATCAAGCTTACAGAGAAGCAAGAAGATACCTTATTCAGTATAATTAAATTATTATCAACTAAAGTTAAAGCAGACCACCCATTGATGGTGTTATCTGAGGATGGAAAGCAATTTATTGAGTACAGTAAAGTAAAGAATCCAGAAGAAGTAATTACAGCTATCTTAGGGTACCAAATTCTAGGTATTCTCAAGGAACATTTAGCTCCAGGAAAAGAAATGAGATTCTTAAATAAATTAAATAAATAAGAGGAAGAATACATGGATAAAACAGAATTTGAAAATCTCCTATATGATTTAACACATTTACACGATGAAGATGGGCATGATACTCCAAGTTTTTGTTTTGCCACTGATTTAACAGTAGAGGCCGGATTAAACTCTGAACTTACTGAGGAAGATGTTGCTAAAGCAGCAGCTGAGAAGGGATATACTATTTATAAGATTTATCCAGGTGAAACAATGGAGGGCGGTTTAGTAATCTTCGCTGATGGAGCTAAGATTAACATGCTCAATGATTTATATAATGATTTTTATGGTGAAGCTCCTGAGTCAGTTGAGATGAAGTTGGATGACGATGGAAATCTAGTTGAAGTAGAAGAAGTAACTGAGGAGGTTAGTTCCCAAACTGAAACTCAAAGCTTAGCGGATAAGATTAAAGATGTCCTCGAGCACAGTGGTTCACAAATCAGGTTATTTGAGCTTGAAGATGGTGATAATACTGACTGGTGCACTGAAAAGTTTGAGAATGAAGAAATTGACTTTGGTCATCTCATTTGTTATGATGTTGATAAAAAGGAAAGAATGGATGGAAGACCAGTGGCCTCTTTCATGATTACTGGTGGAGAAAATGGCTCAGGTGACTGGGATAATTATCTTGATGATTTAAGACAAGTATTTAATAAATTAAGAGATGAAACAGGGTATTATCCTCTTTTGTATAAGGTAGAAACAGATATTGCGGATGATGTTTGGGATGGATATGTTTTAATGTATGATAAAGCTGAATATGATTTAGACGATGCTGTCAATAAATTAGCAGAAGCTTTATTAGAGAAGAAAAAGAAATCATCTGTTAAAGCTAGAGACCCAAATGCAGCCGCTATGTGGGGAAGAACACGTAGTCAAACATTTAAGCCTAAGAAAGGTAAAGGTTCATTTACAAGACGTGCTAAGCATAAAGTACATGAAGAATTCATGCCAATTGAACAAGAGATTGTCGATGAATTTAAGAAGTTACTTGATGATTTAGGATTTGAGATTGAATATATAAATGAATACCCAGACGAGGATAATCCTGAGGCTAAAGAATTACATTTCCAGATTTATAGTAGAGATAGATTTGACAATGTAAGAACTATAGAAGATTTTGAGGACTTAGCTGCATTGAAAACAATAATTGATGCTATTTTAGACTTCGACCTTAAATATGACCGTAAATATCAGATGACATACTCCATTGGATTTGGAGGTAGAAATATCAGAACAGGACTTGACCACTCAGGACAAATTACTGGTGGTATAGATATGAGATGCCCGTGGGTTAACCCAGAGGATATACCAACTACAACTATTCAATTAGGTGGAGAAGCCATAGATGAATCTAAAGATAATGAATTAAAAAAGAGAGCTAGAAAGCATAAGAAAACCGACAAGAAAGGTGCTAGAGGTTGGTTTGTCAATCCTAACGCTGGAAATGTTGAATTAAATGTTCAACACTTTAATCATGTCAGCTCAGGTAGTGGTGAAAGTACTATTACTGCTCCTGCTGGATTAGGTGAGGATGTCGTTAATACAAATACAGGATACTACTTCACATACGAAGATACCAAACGTTTCAGACAATCAAGAACGGTTGCTAATGGTGAAGATGAATATGGATATCCTAAATGGAAAAAAATATGGATTACTCGTATTCCTGAAACCGCCTATGCAGTGAGAAGAGATGAGTATCTAAACGATAAGTTATTGAGAAGAAGAAAAAATAAAGATGTATTCAAAGGTGTTAGAAAATTCTTTGATGAGAATCCGGCTACTAGAATATGTGTTATCAGTGCTGTAAAAGATTTTGGTTCAAATTCGGGTGTACAGCATTTTGGTAATACCTATAGAATTTTAGCTGAAGAATTAGATGAATCATTTGATGACTACTATGTAGTAAGTGATGGATTAAATCCGAGACACTCTACAGTTTATTCAGAAGGTGGTAGGGAATCTGCTATTGAAGATGCGAAGAGTCGTCAAGGACACTGGGAAGTTTTACACTATGTAAACGGTAGCCCAAAGAAGATTTGGTCTTCAGAGATGAATGAAGATGTCACTCCTCATGCAATTGGGATATCTGACTCCCCAAATATTAAATACTTTGTAACAGATTTTCGTGATTCATTCTTAGAATATCCAAAATGGGGTAGATATGATAGACGTAATCATCCAGAATTCAAACCACCAAAGGACAGTGTTGTTATACATAAACAACTTTTCAAGGATGGTAGATATATCCTATGCCCAGCTGCTAAAGAAGCAGTAGAGGCCTTCTTTATGGAACACCCACGTAATACAATATGTGTACTTCGTGCTAAAGGAAATAACGATGATTGGCATGATATTAAAAACGGTAAAGAATGGGGTTATAGAATTGATGAGAAAGCTGAAAAGCACAATACTCTCAATCCTAAACTTTGGGACGAAGGTAATAACTTAAAGCCTGAAGTCAGAGAGAAGATTCTTGAAATCGTTAAAGAATTCACAGATGGTCTCGAAGATGATGAAATTAAGTTTAAGGTTAACGATATTGTATTAGTCGGTTCCAACTGCTCATATAACTATAATGATAAGTCTGATTTAGATATTCACATTAGAATGGATACAAAGAGTTTGAAATGTCCAGATAATTTATATCCACTACTCTACTCAGCATATCGTTCACTATTCAATAATAAATTAGATATTGATTTCTATGGAATCCCAGTTGAAATTTATGTTGAGACAGATGATACAGAACAATTAAATGATGAACCATTAGGTGAGGCCCGTGCACAATCTGCACTTAAGTCAAATGGTGTCTTCTCTGTGTTAAATAATAAGTGGATTAAAGAGCCTGTAGCAGAAGATATTCCAGAAGTTGACCAAGAAGCTTTTGATAAAGAATTTAGTAAGTGGCAAGAACGTTATGACGAGATTGTCAAAGGTGAAGATTTAACTATTTTAGATGATACAGTATTAGAAGCACTTTCTGAGAAAGTTCATTATACATATATCGGTCCTATTTACAGGTTCGGAAGAAAATTTAAAGACCGTGCAGAATTACATACAATGGCGGTGTCTGAAAAACAAGCTTTAAATAACCTATTATATAAAGCAGCTGAAGCTATTGGTTTTGATAGAAGCAGAGGTTCTCAAGTAAGTATCGACCCATCCTTAATCTTTGAGTATGAACCAGAGATTCCAGATGATGCTTGGGAAGATGAGAAGAGATGTAAACATTGTGGTACCCTTCTCAATGATAACGGTCAATGTCCAGTTTGTGATTTAGGTGATGAGTCCGCACTTGAAGAAGATTTCGATGCAGATGGTAAGATTCAAGAGATTGAAGACTTCATTGAAGATATCTATGACCTCAGAAAGACAAGTATTGCCGAAGAAGGTGAGTATGGTATCGGAAATCTTGTATTCAAGGAATGCAGAAATCTAGGTTACTTGGACAACTTGAAGAAGTTGAAAAATGAACTTAAATCAAGAAAATTAAGTCTTGAATAATAAAAGAGGTACAAAAACCTCTTTTTTATTGTATAATAAAAATGGCTAAATTAAATGACTTAGTATTTTTGACGAGGCCGTATAAATGACAGAGAAAGAATATATTGAAAGTATAAAACTAGAATTAACCGGTGGTATCCTCACATTAGAGCTTACTGATGAACAACTTGAGAAGGTTCTTTATCTATCTCTACAGGAGATTCAAAGATTCATTGATACAACCGAATTTATGACAGTCCCATATGCAAGCTGCATAGATATTGATAATACAAAAATTAGTTCAGTATCCAGAGTGTACAGAGTTGAAGGCTATGTTGGTGATACCGAGACGGGTAATCATCAAGGTGTCATGGACCCAATGTATGTACAAACATGGATGGCTTTTACTAATGGTGGAACAATGTACAACTTAAATGATTATCTCCTCAATTATGCCGCTTACAATACAATGTTACAAGTTAGAAATACAACTTCAACTGACATGGTATTCAAACAAGACCATCAAAAAGGTAAGTTATATATCAATTCTGGTTTCGACAAACCAACTGCTGTCACCATTGAATACGTTCCAAAGTTTGATAACGTTGAAGATGTTAAAAGTAATTACTGGATTGATATCTTAAGAAGAATGTTCTTAGCTAGAACAAAAATTATCTTAGGAAGAATAAGAACCAGATATAAAACTAGCAGTTCTCTCTGGGAGCAAGATGGCGAAACAATCTTGGCCGAGGGTCAGAAAGAATTAGATAATTTAGAAGAAATCTTGAGAGTAAATTCTCAAATAGTATACCCAATTGATTAATGTGCAAGGAGATGTAAGATGGACAACAGAGATATAATTAGAAATGCATTTAAATCGTTAGAAGACTTAAAGGTTGTTATTGAACCAGTTAAGAAACCTATCTTCGAAGATATCGAAGCAGAACCAGCTGAAGGAGCATCAGATGCAGACAAAACAGTCAAAGATTTATTTGATGAAGCAGGTTCATATATCTTAACTCATGAATTCGATAATAATGGTACAACATTTTATTTATTCATGGAAGGTCTAAATAATGGTGAATCTTGTGATATCTTATTTGACGAATACGATGTCAACAACATTGAAAGTGTGTTAGTTGAAATTTTAGACAGTGAACACGATTTCATTGATAGTTTGCACATGGAAGGAGTCAATTTAGACTCAATGGTATCTTCAGTTGTTGATGCTGCTGATGGTCAACTTAATGGTACTGAAGGTGTGGAGACTGAACCAGAATCTTCAGATACTGACCCTGAGGACCATGACACAAATGTTAGAGATTTCGTCGGTGATGGCCCAGATGCTGAAGAGCAAGAAGCAGAAGTTGAACCAGAAGATAACGGTGAAACACTTCCTCCAGTAGAAGCTGAAATCAATCCAGCAGACATTAAAGATGCTTCAGCTGAAGAACCACAAGAAGAATCTTTAAACACAGATAAAAAGTTTATTAAAACTCGTAATTCAAAAGCAGATGCTACGGACTTAGCTGCTGAGTTAGATGCCAATGATATTGAATATGAGATGGCAGATGATGGTTTATATGTCTCAGCTAAAGATTTCGAAAGAGCTCAATCAATGTTAGACCAACTTGAGATGGAGGATGCAGATGAATCATTAGAGGAGGAAGCTAAGTTCAATCTTCAAGATGATGAAGAAGTTAAGGAAGCTGAAGCTATCTTAGATAAAGACGAAGGTGACACAATTGAACAAATAGTTGATGTCAATGCTGATACAGTTGATGATTTACAACAATCATATATTGGTAGCATCGCTCTTAGATGCCCAACATGTAGAACATTAATCTATAAGAGCAGAGACCAATTAGTTAAATCTGAAGGTGAATCTGACGATGACGAAGTTCTTTACAATGTTGACGAAGAGTGTCCACATTGTGGAGCTAAAGACGGTTTTGAATTAATTGGTATGTTAGCTTCCTTAGATGTTGACCCATTTGCTGAACCAAGTGTTCCATCCGAAAAACAACCAGAGGAACCAAAAGAACCTGAACATAAAGAAGAAGAGAAACCTGAGGAGAAACCAGAACCATCTGAACCAATACCAACTCTTCCACATGAAGATAAGAAAGAGGAAGACCTTGAAGAGGATACTGTTAAACAAGGTGATAAATGGGTTAATAAAGGCAAAGAAGGCACACACGGTGAATTTAAAACAAAGAAAGCTGCAGATGCCCAAAGAAAAGCTATGTTCGCTAATGGTTATAAAGAAAGCTTAGGTGAAGATGTTAAACCAGTTGCTCAAGAACCATGTACGAAAATTGAACTTACAACTGATGAGAAGAACATGCTTGATAAGTTAACTCGTAAAAATAAAATGGATGCTTGGTTTGCATTTGGCGATGATGACGAAACAATCATTGACTTAGAAGATAATAACAAACCAATGGATACATGTGAAGCTATCTTAATGATTGACGATGGTACTGAAGATGTAGAATCATTCTTAACTCCTGAAGAGGCTGACCTATTCAACGGTTTAGTTGCTAGATGTAAAGAATGCGAAGCAGCTAGACATGCAGTTAAAGAATGCAATCAGACAGATGTTCAATTAGAAGAAATTGACAGTAATAGATATGATAAATTAATCAATAGATATTTAAAAGAAAATTATGCAAATGTCAAGTCCTATGTGACAACAGATGCAAAACTCGATGATGAACATAATAAAGCTATCTTAGAAGGTACTATTACATTCAAGAGTGGAGCTGAAAAGAAAACAAAATTCGTATTCGAGGCTAGAGAAATTACAAAGAAAGGTCAATTAAAATTAATTGGCTCAAATAAAACTTTCACTGAAAGTGCTAAAGCATTTACACTTCTTGGTAAAGTTAGAGACAAGAGATTAATTAGTGAAAGCTTATCTTACAGCTACAAAGCTGGAGATACAAAAGTCAAAGGTAAAATTGAACCTTTAAGAAAGAGATAAAATGGAAGAAAGAGACACTGGTATACTTCTACATAAACAGGATATAGAGTTACATCGTACCTGGTTCAAAGAGATGACCAAATTAATTGGCCTTAATGTTCTATATAGAGCTCCTAAAGAAGGGCTAAAGAACTGGGACATCCACGGTGACTTAGATGCCAAATATGAGACTCCGATGTTAACCGGTGTCATTTTCGATGAACACCCATCTATATGGACAATGAAGAAACTTGGATGGGCGGTTGAACAACAAGAACAAATGTCCATCATTCATTGTGCATATGACTTACCAGGATTACAAGCGGGGTCATTATTCATTATCCCATCCGGTATTGATAACTCTGAAGGTCGTGTGTTCCGTGTAGTAAGGATGTCAACAATTCAAGTCTACCCAGCCAGCATTGCATGTGAAATAGCTCCTGAATGGGAAGATAAACAAGAGCAGGCTGATATTGAAGACTTTAGTCAATCAGACTTTAATGTATTGGAAACGGAGGATAATTTTTAATGAAATTTAGAAAATTAGTTGAAGCCCCTGGCGACGATGAACCAATTTCTCCTGTTTCCAGAAAGCCATCTGAGTATACAGTAGAGAATCTACCAGATGAAACTAAAGAATTAATTGAGAAGGGTCAATGGACTCAAGCATATAGAACTCTATCTAATACACGTGAAATTGAAACATTTATTAATTATTTCATTGATAATTGTGACTTACTAGTTAATTTCAAAGAAAAGTTAAAACCAATTAGAGATGTATTAGTTAGAACATGTATGAGTCTCGGTGATAGAGCCTTCCAGGAAGAGACAAACCCATTATTAAAATTCTTAAATACTTATTTTAAAGTAGGAGATAAGAAGTTTGATACTGCAGACCAATTTAGAAACTTAGTTAATTGGTGGTCAGAAAGTATTATCACCGATAAGAATTTACGTGAAGAATCTGTAGATAAGAGTATTCTTCTAAATGATAATTTATACGATATGCAGAATTCTACATTCATTGTTCAAGCCTATTACTGGTTATCTAAGAAGAATAATGTTAGACCATATATTGACTTAGATAAAGAATCAGTGAGAGATGCAATAAAACCTACAGAGGAAAGAATCAATAAAATTCTCGGTCCACAAGGTCGTAAGAAAAATGGTCAATACGACTTTAAGAAAATCAGCTATGAAGATTTTAGAGATATGATTATATTTGCTAATGGGGATACAACTGGTAGCATTAATTCAGCTGAAGAGATTCAAGCTAGACTCTTGAGAATGCAAGACAAGGCAGATGATTTAGAGGCCAATACAGATACTTCTTCAGAAGGAACAAATATCTCTAAAGAACGAGAAGCTGAATTAGGAGATAAGGCAGACTTCGATAACAACCAAGGAAATACGGTTCCATTCAAACGTCTACGTTGGGATAGTAGAGAAATATCTAAAATATTATCGAAAGGAATAGGTAATCTCACTTCAGAGGATGCTAACAAATTAGTTACATACTTCAGAGATAATAAGTTATTATAATGATAATATTTTCACAGATAGTACCTGAGGAGTTCTTGAAGGAATACCTTCCAAATGTAATTATAAATAAGATAACTGCAGAGGTGGACCCATTAAGATTTGAAAATATGGATATGTACCTAGCTAGTCTAGGAGTAAAGTATAATGCATTAGACATCTTGAGATATGCAGTAAAGAATTGGGAGATTAAGAAAGTAAATCAAGTCTACATTGTAGAGGTAAGTAACGTATTAAGAATTGATAGCTTTACAGTAAGACAACTAGTTAGTATTATCGATTACGGTACGACTGAAGTAAAAGGTACAGGAGTATATAAGGAGATAGAGAATTATATTAATAATAACAGAGCACTGTTAGTTAATAGATATTCACCAGGAAATTAATATGTCAGTTAGTTATTACGACGATGCATTAACAGAAAAGATTCAAAAATGGATTAAAGGTGATACTCTTAAAGTAATGGGTCCAGACCAATCTTTAAGATTATTTCAGACTATCTCAGATATGCAGAAGGATAAAGCTATTACTTTACCATTTATATCTTTATCTAGAGCTCCTAATGTAGAGATTAGCTCTGACCACAAGAAACCAATGTCCTTTGATGGTTTGATGATTGCTCATCCTGAATTTCCGTCTGAGTTAAAGACAGAGTCAGAGAAACAGCAATGGCTATCTGAATTGAGAGCTAAGCAAAAGGCTAAGAGCTTACAGGTCAATGCTATTCCGATGGTACTTAATTATCAATTAGATATTTATACTAAGACATTGAAGCAAGCAGATGAGTATGTAAGAAACTTCGTGTTTAATTTCATAAATCATCCAAAATTAACTATAGAACTTCCTTACAATAATGTGAATTACAAGCATGACTGTAATGTAAGAATTGTATCGCCTGTGCAGGATAACAGTGATATACCGAGCAGATTATTTCCAGGACAATTCTATAGATGGACCATCTCATTAGTTATTGATGATGCTTATCTATTTAGTGTTCCATTTGAGAATCTCGTAGATATTGAAGACTATGAGGTTGAATTAGATGAATCCGTAGAGGATAGCAACAATTAGATATAAATTTAGCATGGCTAAATTAAATGATAAATTACTGAAAAATTTATATTAAAGGAGACTATAAAATGCCACACGTCTATATTAATGAAAAAGATAACACAGTAGCTGGTAGCATGGATGAAGAAAATACTAATATTGTCTACATCCCTGGTTGTGTAGCAAACAGTGTAGATTCCACTGCAAAAATATTCGAACCTACTCTATTTAGAACAACTAAAGCTTTCAGAGAAAAAGTCGGTGATTATAGTGATACTAATTTAAATGCTGTGATGGCTGAGGAATACCTTAAATTAGGATTATTAGTTTTATTCGAGTCTTTCGGAAATGAGACTGATTTTACAGTAGAAGGTAAGATTAACTTTGATAATATTGCCGCTGCTGTTGATTGGACTAAACTTAAAGATAGAGGTTTATACAAGGTTAAATTCCTCACAACTGGTGCAGCTAGCTCATTAAGTGCTTTAAGCTCAATGACAGCTACCGCTAAATATCGTGGTGACTGTATTGCTCTCATTGACCATGCAAAAGAAATAGTAGCAGCTCAAGGGGATACATATGCAGGCAC